ATGGCTGACTGGAAAGACCGCGTTGAAGGCAACTGGAACGAGTTCTCGGGCAAGGTGAAGCAGCAGTGGGGCAAGCTAACTGATGACGACCTGACCCAGATCAACGGCAATCGCCAAGAACTCGAAGGTCGCATTCAACAACACTATGGGACCGACGCACAGACTACGCGCCAACAGGTCGACGACTGGTACAAAACCCAGTCCTGATGACAGAGAGGTCCGCTTCGGCGGGCCTTTTCTTGCCGATGGCGCGGAGAGCGCTTATGGTCCTCATTACATGAGCACCTAAGTTGCAAAATCTGGGGGAGCAGCATGCAGTCTCGATCTAGCGATGATCTCAAAAAGCTTGCGGCCTGCGGAGGAAGCATCGTTCTCTATGCAGATACCCGTCCCGTTGCCGAGCTAGTTAAAATTGCGCGAAACTTGGACCACGGGGCAAGCCTAACCCTTAACGGAATGACCTTGCGGCCAATCGAAGAACTATGTGAAGTCGCTTCCGCCGCCCCCGGAAGAGTAGTTTTCGTCGTCTGAGTTCCGAAGGCTGATGGTCACTGCCGACTCTCCGCACTCGCGTTTCGGCCAAAGTAGAAGCCGAGGATCAGCAGCATGCCGTCCTTGAACATAGACGCCACCAGCATCACGGCGTCGGCGTAACGCTCGGCCACCATGTCGCCCAGCCATGCGATCATGGGCAGGAACAGCAGGTTTCCGGCCAGAAAGCCGAGAGCGAGAATAGTCGTGGTGCGGGGGAGGTTGATGACCTGCGGCCACCACTTGGGAGGTCTGCGGCTCATTCTTGGCCTCCACGTCTGCGCTGGCGTGGCGGCGTCGCTGGTAGCTCAACCGTTTTGCTGGCTCGGTCGGTGACGATGTTCGAGAGCGATCTTTGCAGGCCGCTCACGTCACGGCTGATGTGGCTGATGTCGCCCTGTGCGGTGTCCATTTGAACCGTCAGCTTTGTGACTGCATCGCGGATACCCTGCAAAGCAGACCCGTCACGCTCCAGCGTCGTGACCCGCTGGGACAATCGCCCCAGCATGAAGGCAAACACGGCCACCTGAACAAACAGGCCCGCGAACAGGCCCGCCATGGCGACCCATACAGATGGCGTCATGTGCGCCTCCTAGTGATTTACAAAGGATCAGCCAGCCTGATCTTCGGGCGGCGCGTCGTCTTCCGGCTCAGCTGCTGGCTCCGCATTCTCGTCCCAGAGGCGACGGACACGGTTGTGCAACGTCTCCATCACCCCTGCCGTGCTGGTCAGCAGGTTAGGCATCAGCGGATCGAGCGTGGTCATTCCCGCTACATTGTCCCGCAGCAGTTGGGTCAGCTGCTGGACCGTGAGATCAAGGGGCACATCGGCCCCAATGCCTGCCTCAATAAGCGGCTGAAGCAGGGCACGATTGGCTTCTTTATCTGACATTGTCAGTCCTTGGGCTTTCGCTGATAGAAACGAAGGAGAAATCATTTGCGGCCCACCGGTGCGTGTGGGCCGCGACCTGAGGGTCCTCCGCGAAGACCAGTACGGTGTCGCCCTGAAGCGCAGCATCTTCAGGCCAGCACTGGCCGGTGCGGAGGATGGAGCCGTCTGCTGGATCGACGACGACAAAATATGCTGAGGTCATCGCTTCATCTCCTGAAGGCGCATCTTTTTGGCCCCGACGGTTGCGCCCGCCTGAGAGCGCATCTGGACCTTCCACGTGTGAGAACCGGCAGGGGCTCCGGTGTCCACGGTGAAGGGGTGGATGTAGGTGGAGACGACCGAGTTGATCTGAACGTAGGTCTGGAACGGGTCCATGCTCCCTTGGACGTAGATGGTCTGCGCACCCAGCACGTCCATGATCTGCATGGTTTCAAGAACGGTCGACCCGCGCATAAAGCGCACCTCGACAACCGCGTTTGGCCCCTGCGAGTTTACGACGGACACTTGGGCACCAAAGTCGATAGACACCTCGCCGCCCGCTGTTGTCATGGCGACGCTCAGCAGATCGGTCCAAGTGTTCAGACCGACGCTTGTTGACGCGGTAGAGGCTGCCGAAGCACCCTTGGATACGGCTCCAGTCTTGAGCTGGGCCGTGTCTATCGATCCCGCAACCACAAGGTTGCCTGCGATCTCGACATTACTACCAAACCGAGCTTTGCCGCCCTCGACGATCAAGGCATCAATGACCTGCCCATTGACGACGTTGCGCAGCCGTACCTTGGTGGCCGTGATCGATGCATCCGAACCATCGGGCCCCGCCTTCAATGAGACGTCAAATGGATCGCCGCCCGCACCGCCGGTGACGCCGAATGCAACGCTGCTAAGCCTGGTTTGACTGTCAGCCGCGACGGCTGCCGTGATGGCCAGCTGTGCCTCGACATTCGGCAAGACCGTGCCCGCAGCGATCTCTTCAGCGGTGGCCGGACGGATAAGCGCCCGGTTCCACCGGATGGTCAGCGGTTCGTCATTCTGGGCGGACCTGGCCTTAAGATAGATTTGATATCGGGTAATGTTTGCCCCGCGAAGGTCGATCAATCGGCGGACACGGTAAACCGCGCCGATGGTCCCAGGCGTCCCGATAGTATCCCGGATGTTTATGTTACCGGAAGACTTCACAATGGTGTTCACGTTGCGGGCCTGAACCTCAATCGTGGCCCCCACGAACGTGCCGTTCTGGCGTTGAAAGTCAGCCTCTAACACTACCCATTCCCCTTCAGGCGAGGCTGGGATGTTCAGTTGCGAAAGGCCATAAGTACCCGCGCCGGCGACGGCTTGCTGGACGGAGTTGCCGGTAGAAGCGTCTGAAACGCGCGTGGTAGTCCCTGCCGAACCCCAGATTGACCACGTGGCCGGAACCGTGGCTGAGGATGGATAATCAGTAAACGCAGGATTTTGGTTGATAGACCCAGTACTAAGCGCCGCTGCAAGGTTCGCATTCAGGGTCGCTTCCGCAGCCGCATCCGTCGCAATACTGCTTTGGGTCAAGGCTGTCGCCGCATGGGCTTGCGCCGCGACCTCCGAGGTCACATCGCGGGCCACAATCGGCCCAACCTCTACCGGGGTATTTCCCGAAACCAGATTATTGCGAACGCCGAAGCCCACCCACACCGCGTCATTGCGAGCAAAGTTCGCGGCACCGGGGACGCCTGACCCCATGACGAAACGGATGGTGTAGGTGACCGTCTCACCGGCCTGAATCGTGCCGATAGGTCCGACGGTGTTCCACGTCAGATAGGTCAGCGCCTCGGTAAATCGGAAGGCCGCGAACGCAAACTGACTGGGTGTAGTGTTCGGGTTATGAACCTCTGCCGAGAGTTCGATGACCCGTTGGTCCAACCACTGAACCCGCTGCTTCGGGCCACACAACGCGGTGCCGACATATCGCCCGTTGGAAACCGTGCTGGCCCCAATATTGGGACGCTCGGCTGGAAGGCCGGGAGAACTGGCAAGGGTCCAGTATTCCGGTGCCACGACAGGCGGAAACGTCGCCAGCGCTCCACCAAGGGCAAACTGAGCTGAGGTTCCCGCAGACACACTCGCGGCGACAGCATCATCTTTCGCGGACGACGCCTGATTGCGGTACGTCAGCGCCTGACCTTCAGCAGTTTCAGCACGGGTAGCCGCGCCTTCGGCGGCACTGGCGCTGTTGCCTGCCTCTGTGGCCTTCGTTGATGCCGTCGAAGCCGAGGTGACTGCCGCCGCCGCACTACTGGCAGCGCCATCCCTTGCGCTCTCTGCTGCGACTTTGCTGGCGTTGGCTGCTGTGGCGCTGTTACCGGCCTCGGTGGCCTTGGTCGAGGCTGTCGAAGCCGAGCCCGATGCCGCAGTGGCAAAGCCCGACGCCTGATCGCGCGAGGTCGCCGCGTTTGATGCAGAGGTCGAGGCGCTTGAGGCTGAACCAGCCGCATTAGTTGCCGAAGTGGAGGCGTTGGTCGCAGCCGTTTGGGCTTGGCCTCGCGCGGTTTCTGCTGCGGTCTTTGCAGCTGTAGCTGCTGTAGCCGAAGAGGAAGCTTCATCTGCCTTTGTGGACGCTGTAGACGCACTGCTGGCGGCCGCGGCCGCCGCACCTTGCGCTGAGTCTTTCGCAGTCTGAGCGGCTACAGCAGATGCGGATGCATCTTCGGCGTGATTCTGTGCGAGGGCCGCCTTCGCCGCCGCATCGACCTGAGAACTTGCAGCTTCAGCTGCCGACTGTGCCGCCGAAACCGTATCGCCGTAGACTTCCTCAAGGTCCGACACCGCCGTCTGGTTAGAGGCCGAGATGGCTTCAACACCAACCAGACGGTCGAGGACGTTTTGAACAGGCTCGCCTTTGAGGTGAGACGGCTCCAAGGCGGGTGCTGTATATGGACCGTAGACTTCTGGCTCCGAGTAGTTCTGGTTTCTCTGATACCGAATAGCCACGTAATAGATCGCGCCCGGTTGCAGGCCGTCCAATGGGATATTTGTGACCGTCGGAGGCCCTTGGTAGGCTTGTTTCCATGGCCCTGTAGCAGAGGGGCCATATTCAACGATGATGGCTGTCGCCGTCTCGTTGGACACAACACCTGACAGATCAAAGCCTGGAAGCTGCCCCCCACCAGACGACGGCGGGCGCGGCGTTATGGTCCAGTCACCGGCCTCCGGGGGGCTTACAAAGGTCGGATCAACTGGCGTCAGGACCGGAGGCGTCGGAGGTGTGGCTGATTGGCCCAAGGCCCACGCGTACTTTGCGTCCGTTTCGGATACGAACGTGACGCGGACTACCTTTGTCGCCGGATCGAACTCCGTGTTGAGGCAAAGACACTTCACGTCATTCAGGACAAAGCCCGGCTCTGTGATCGTGAAAGCGTCACCGGGCTTGATGCGCTGAAGGTGAGGTTTGAGAGGGATAACTCCCGCAATGCCTTCGCGTGTGTGCGTGATTTGTAGGGCGGCCAGCTGCGCCGTTTGGCGGGCGTTGGTCACATAGTGAAAGTCCAGCGGGCGCGGGCGCGTACCGCCATCTTCCGCACGGTATTCCGAAGCTGTGACATCATCCAGAGCCGTAAGCTGCCAGCGATGGGCCTCAGACCAATACCTCGGACGGATCGTGTTGATGCGGTCAATCCGGCTTGCCGCTGTATCGATCTCGATGGGGCCGGCAGTATCGGCAGCAGAAATCGTGACGATGCTGGTGCGCGGCGCGGCGCGCTGGATGCAGCTGATCTTGCCCGCGCGCTGAGCATAGATGGCACCGCCAGCTTGCAGAAAGCTGTCCAGCACCGCCGATTTATCGTCATCGGTCGTCGGATAGGCTGCACACGTCCAGCCATTGGCGTCCGCGATATTTGCCCCCGCAACCAGCGTCGGCAGGTCGATGCCTGACAGCTTTGCGCCAATCCCGCCAACCTGATAGTCGGTCGCGGAGCCGTGCGCGGGTGCGCCCTTGTGGGTTGGGCCTTCCCAAAGCCCGAGAGACCATTTGATCGCCCAGATGTAAGGGTTTGCAGAGTAGACCCACGTGTCAGGGTCAGACAGTCGGCAAGGCCCGCTACCGCCCGGATAGGTGCTGTCCAAACGTGGGTCCCAGCAGCGCAGGCCTCGCAAGACCTGAAGCGGCTTTACCTCCCCCATAGGATAGGCGGAACCCTTGGAGTTCTCGCCCATGACCAGCATGTAGGCAGCCTTGCCCGACAGCTTATGTGAGGCGGACCATCCGGGGAGCATAGCGCTGCGCTTTAGGCCGGGTGGCGAAGTGATGGCCAGATCGGGTTGCCATCCATGGCTGCGTCGAAGCCACATTTCGTCGCGCCATTGAGAAGATATGGCCTTGCCATTGGCGTCAAAGGTTACAGTCTCGTCGTCGCCCTTGAATGTTTCGAACCCGTCGATAGGCCCCGCACCCGAAAGCACAGAAACCAGCCCGTAGTACATCAGGTCCGGGCCGAAGGTTTCCTTGTGGACGACAGCGCCTGCCACACCGACACGACCAGCAGCAAACGGGATTGGGCCGTCAGGATCCAGCGTCCATTCAACCGGACGCCCCGCAGCGCCGACTTGCGGTTGCAGAGCCGACATCGCCGCCGAAATCGCTAAATTGGTCAATGCCTTGAAGGCAATAGTCTTCATCGTAGCCATGACGCCGACCTTGGCCGCAGTGGCGGCGGCAGTCGTGGCTACGGCAGTGGTAACGCCTGCGGGGGCCGCAGCGGCAATAGCCGCCGCCGAAATCGCAGCAAGATGCGGCATGTTAGACCCTCCAAGCGCAAATAAACGACATCGGCTGCATGGGCTCGATCATGTTGGTTAGGGGGTTGAGGCCGAGGATGCGCCCGTTGTCCAAGGCCACCGCCAGCGAACAACCAAAGCCTGTTTCATCGTCCGTAGGCATGGCGATGATGTCGCCCGGGAGGGCAGCAGCAGGCGGGATGCGCTGGGCTTGTGTCACGCCTAACTGTGCATCCATGAGCTCGATCAGGTCAGCGTATCCAAGCTTGCGGATATATTTGACCGCACCGGCCCATGTTTTGTGCTTGGAGCCATTGAGAAGCTTAGCGCTGCGGCCCTGCTTGTGGAGGGCATGAGCCGCCAGCTTTCCGCAATCCCGAACACCCGGTTCGACTTGCTTATAACCGAACCGCTGCATGCAGGACTCGGTCGCCATCTGACGGCGCAGTAGTTGGGCATGGCCAGCCGCCATCGCGGGGCTGTCGGCCCCGTTGTGCTCTGTATCGATCATGTGAAGCCTTAGAGGTTCGAGATAGGCACGAAGGCCTTCATCAGGCGCTTGAACAGCCCAGGGCTCTCCGGTCGGGAGCGCCATTCGGTTTTTCGGGTGACGTTGTCGACGTTGGCCAGCCCCAACTCATCCGGCCAGCATCGGCGATGGAAGGCATCATTGAGGCGCCAGTCTGTGTTTGGCTCCAGTTGTCGCTCGGCTTGGGTGCCGCACTCGAGCGTCAACTCCCAGTTGTCACCCACTTGAAAGCGGGGCTTGTCGATCTCGCCGTCAAACTTTAGCTCCGGCACGCCCAGCAAATGGCCGGACGTCTGGTCAATAAGGCCCTCCCACCACTGCACTCTCACGCCCTGTGTGCTGGGGTTGGCAAGTGCCGCGACGGCCATATCCGACGGCGGCAACAGAACGAGATCAATGCGGGTCGTTTGCGCCTCTGCGCCGTCCTTTATGGCTGAGACCGAAGACAGCGTTCCATACGAGGGATGGCTGCCATAGTAGACCTCGGGGCCATTGCCTTCGCCGGCATCATGGACGGTGAAGCCACCGTCCGTGAGGCAAACGGGTTGCCCAGGCATATCCATCCGAACCAAGGTGCAAGGCATTGGACGCGGCTGTTGGTAGCCGGAGGCCAGATAACTATCCATCAGCCCCGCTCCCTGATCTTGAAAGACAGCTTGACGTTGTGATTGTCGTAGACTTCACGATCAGACACATCACGGGGGTAGCCCTCGACCTTGGGCTCACGGATGTCGACGACAGAGTCGCCCGCATGGGGATGACGCAGCAGCGTATAGAGCGGGACGTTCATCGTGCCATCAGGCGCCGCAACGACGGCCGCAGACGCCCGATACATAAAATGGCGAACCCCGCCGTCATGGACCGATAGAAATTGACCCTTCCGGACTTGGTACCCCGGAGACACCCCCTTCAACTTAAGGACGCTGCCGATTTGACCGCCGCCGCTCACCCGGGGCGAACCGGGTTCGCCGGTATCAAGCCCCGGCTGCCAGACCACGGCGACCACTGTTTCACCTTCGACATCGAGATCCGACCAGTCGAGACTTTCAAGATAATCCACCTCGCCGTAGTCGAAGGTGAACTCGTACTTGCTTCCCTTGCGGCGCAGCTCCAGGTCGTCACCCCCGAACGCTGGTGAGAGGATGTTCGTCGCCGAAATCAGCCGCCACGACTGTTTTGCCGGCGGCTTTACGGGAAGATATTTGGCCATTAGCGCCGCCCCCTTGTGTAGCGATCCTGCCGGGCTCGATCGGAGGGCACGACCTGACGCGCGCCATCAAATGCCGTCTGGGCCGCCCCTTGCGCCGCAGCATTTGCGGAATCGATGAGATCCTGAGTGACGACAGCGCCACGGAGGTCAAGCGTCAGCGGCTGATGAACTACCGGGGCCGCCTGCGACGAGACACCGCCGCCCAGGCTGTCCTTAAGCATGCGGGCGGTTTCGGCTGCCGACGTCACATGACCCTGCCCGCCGATCATGAACAGCTCCGGCCTTCCGTGCTCGACCGTGGTGTAGAACCGACCCGCGCGGGTCTCGCCTCCACCCGCGCGCGGCCCGCCAAATAGTGTCGCGACTGCGCCGGTCAGAGAGCTCCACAGGCCCGACCCGCCGCCAGAGCCGCTGCCGCCGGCGAGAGAAGGAATGTTGGGACGACTACCCCCAAAGACGTTCAGCAGCCCGCCAAATCCTGCACCGTCGCCGCGGGACCCACCCATCTCGAACAGCTTAAAGAGCTGCTCTAGCGCGCCATCAAGCAGGCGCTCCTTGATACGGTCGCCGATGTATTCCCCGATCCGCCCTTGCTCGATCGCATCCACCACCTCACGGCCATAACCTTTGAACCGCTCCAGCAAGCGCTGGTGTTCGCGATCATCAAACAGCTCGAGTTGTTTGGCGGCATTACGATCGAAGATGCCGAGGCGACGACGCCTTTCATCCGGATCCAGTTCGTCGTCGTTCGCGAGTTCCGCCTCACGACGCTTTCGCGCAATCGCTTGGGTCGAGACCAGTATTTCACGCTCCAGCCGATATCGCTCGTGGCCCGTCTGTGCCAGCTGCGACTCGATTTCGAGATAATCAACAGCCGCCCGCGCAGTCTCTTCCTCGTCCTTAAGCCGTCTGGCCGCCAAGCCGCGGCGCTTTTCCAACTCGATGGCGTCGGCCCGCGCCAAGTGGAGCTCTTGCGACTTCAGCCTTAACTGCTGGGCCTCTACTTCTGTAAGGCCCCGCAAACCATTTGATGAACGGTACTCCTCCTCATCGCGCGCTATGTCTCGCAAACGCGCCGCGCGCTCACGTTCTAAATCGGCAAGCTCGGAAGCCGCGCGGCCCTCAATTGTCATATTAGATTGCCGGTCGTACGCCCGATCGACATCATCCTCGGCCCGAGCGAGGCGTTCGGCCACTCGCCGTTCTCGCTCCAGTCGCTGCTCAACCTCCCGCCGCGAGCGGGCAGCAGCGGCCCCTGTAGCTTTTCCTCCCTTGGTGTGCCCCAATGTCTCGAAGCCGCTTTTCGGCTCCCGCATTACGCCCTCGATATCGAGCGATCCCATGTCAAAAGGAACAAACGGCACAAAACCATCACTGCTCTTGTTTGCCGCCCCACTTCCGCGCGCCGCCCCGTAGAGCAGCCCTCTTAGACCCGTGCCCACAACAGGCAGGCTCATCGCGAACTGTGTAAGCGCCTGCCCCCACGTCGGAAGCTTGCCGGTCATATTCGAAATCTCGACTGACACGCCGGCAACTTGACTCGCGATGTCCGCAAAGGCCCCGGCTAGAGGGGCGACGGCCGTGTCGCGGATGATCTTCATCTGCTGACCGGCCCGCTCCATCTGGCGGTCAGCTTCGTCCAAGGCCTTGACCGTCTCGGTACTCAACACAAAACCAAGATCTTGAGCCTCATCCCGAAGGCCTGCGAGCTCCTGTGAGCCAAGACGCAAGATCGGGAGCAGCTCCTCGATGCCCAAAGCGCGCGCCAGGGCGACTTGCTGCGCACGATCCTGCACCTGCCCCAGCGTGTCAGCCAAAACATCCAGCAACTGATCGCTGCTCTGGATGTTGTCGAGCTGGTCCTTTGTAATGCCGAGCTCTTCGAATACAGGCTTGAGCTTGCCATCGCCGATGCCGAGTTTGAAACGCCCCATGACGCCGTTAAGCTTTTCAAGGCCAGACTCGAGCTTGCCCGCATCTACACCAGCTTCATCGGCAACGTAGCGCCACTCCTGCAGTCTCTCCGTGGTGACGGCAATCCGCTCAGCGGCGTCCGTCAAAGCTGCCGCATTGCCCATGGCCTCAAACGCGGCCGTCGTCGCCAGGGCAACAGTCCCGAGAACCGCGGCCAAGGCCACGCCCGCAAAACCGAAAGCGGACAAAGCGGCTCCAGCCGCGCCCGAGCGAGACGCTAGTCCATCCATGCCAGCCCTTGCCTCACCCACACCGGCAGACAAAGCGCGAATGGCAGGATTGGCGGCCCTTTCGCCCAAGGCGATTTCGGCCCACATTTTTTTGCCGCTATCAGCAACTTGGTCGAACGTCCGACGAACGACCGCGCCGCCTTCAACATATAGGCGAACACCAACGCCGCCGCGCTTTGCCGTCACATCAGTCATCGGATTGTTCCTGACAGGAAGACTCGGGGGCAGCGCCCTCGTGAGACTTATTCTTGAGTTGCTTTGCTCGGGACTGCGCCAGCCCAGTGAGGGCTGTTGGCTCAAAAGCATCCATGAGCGTTTCGAGAATCCAGGCAGGGATATCCTCGAGCCGCGCCCGAATAGCAGCGCGGTCCATTCTGACGGGGGTCATACCCCCGCCCGCCCAGCCGCTGGCACGCCTGACGGCATCCCATAGCCGCTGGCCCTCCTGCGTGCGGCACGCATGCTCCACTTGTGGGCACAGTCGGCCCTTGGCACCCGGCAGCCCCATAGAGCAGGGGGCAGAGATCTTCGCGCAGTTAGCGCAGTAGTCGGGACCTACGCCGTCAGATCTGGCCTCGAAGAGCCATTCAGCGAGGCCCCGGAGGGCTTTCCCTCGACAACCAGCAACCGGCCCGCTTCTGTCAAAACAGACATGAGCTCCTCGCTTAACCCGTCATCCAGCAATAAGGTCTGCAGAACTTCGCGGGTGATCGGAGCCGGCCCGGTCTGCCCTTCGAGAGATATCCCCTCCCACGACACCAGACCGACGAGCGCGCACTCCACCGCCGCAAGCCACATAACAATGCCTGAAAGAGTCGCCGCGTACTCCAGCGGCTCACGCTCACGCATCCGTCGAAGACCTTTAAGGCCACCGGGAGGAAGTAGGTCATGCTCCACCAGCAGCGGCCATAGTTTGGAGTCGTCGCGGACAATTGCCTGGGCTGCTTCTCGGGCCGCTTCCCACTCAGGAGAGCGCAACCTTCGAACGGTGACGACCACGCTCCCGTAGGGGGGGCGCAATGGTCGCGTCACTGGCCCCAACTTCGTTGCGACGATGACCGTCATGCATAGCCCTCAACATCATTGGTGATGACGATCCGAGCTGCTGCCGCAGCCGCAGTCTGGTACGGCGACCAGCTGATACTGCGCTCGATGGCCGCGACGCCGTCAATCGGGACAGGGCTGGGAGCCAGAAGGGCCTGCGGATGTTCTAAAGCGATCTGTTGGCCATCCACAACGCCGAGAAGATCGAACCTCGCCGCGAATGTGACCTCCGCCTCCTCCATAGCGTCGAAGGCCGCGCCGATGGCGCGGTATGTCGCCGAGCCAGTGTGCTGAGCACCGTTTGGACGCAGGCTCGAGACGCTGACGGTCGGGCTTAGATAGATACCCTCCTGCAGCGAGCGGCTGTAGCTGAAGCTGCCCGACAGGACGTTGGAGACCTCCACATCGTTGACCTTGAAAAGGGCGCGCAGGACCGGCGCCTCAGCGGGGCAAGGCGTGACGGTACCGGCCGGAAAGGCAACGGCCTTTCTTCGGCGCAAGCCCGCAAGCGAGATGTTGATGTTGAAGTCCTGGGTGCTTTCGCCCGTAAAGTTGGTCGAGATTTGCGCGAAGGTCAGACCCTCGTAGATGCGGATATCGTTCTCGCCGACGCGTACAGCCAAGTCGAAATACTGCTCCGCCTTCGAACCACTCTCGAACACGTGGTCGAACAGATCTCCATTCTCGATCGATTCCGTCGGTGCCCCCATCCCATAGCGCAGCCACATGGGCAGCTGCCGGGTATCGGCGTCCAGCACCAGCTCTCCCGTCAAGCGGAAGAAGCCTTTGCGCGGGCGGGTGGGATCCAGAACATTTTGACGGATACCGGGGTTGCCGAGCTTGTTTCGGGTCCGCCACTCCTGCGCCGGATTGACAGTTAGGCTGAGGAACTCCACCGCCTGCCAGGAAGCCGGCGGGGTGTCGAGATTGGGACGACGACCAATGCGGGTCTCGCAGTCGCCACCATACCAGATGTCGGTGAGCATGAGGTTTTCCTTTAGGGGGTGAGGCCCAGCGGATCGCTGGAACGGACACGAATGATGAAGGTGATAGTGACGGCCTCGCCGTTCGGCGGCAGTTCGTCATCGGTGCGCTCCCCCAGCCACACCCGCTCTGCCGCGCCGGACAGCGTGGGGTAGCGCAAGGGAATGGCTGCGATAGCGGCGAGCGCGTCGGCAAGACGATCGCCGTCCATGAGACGATCCGGTCCGGCCACCGCCAGTTCCAAGCGGCACTGGCGATCCACCACATATCGCGGGCCAGCCCGACCGAGCAGAGTACGAACCGGGTTCGTCTGCAACTTGACTAACGAGGCGGCGAGTACGAGCGTCTCCTCGTCACCCAGAGGCGTGAAGACGGACGCCGGATCCACCATCAGTTCTGCGGGTGCCTGAAGGAAACCGCTCGCTACCAGCGCCTCGGCTAGGCTGGCTGCAAGAGCGCTGTAAGCTGGCTCAATCATTGGATGGCCCCGTAAGAAGATTGGGTGCGCTACCCCGCTCGAAGTACTTGACGAACAACCGGTCGATGGTCGCGTCGGCATCGCGGCGCGCGCGGTCGCGGATGACATTGCCGCGCAACATCCGAGGCAGACGAGCCTCGCGGACAACATAAAAGACGATGACCTCTTCGACGTTGCCGCGCTGCTTCGCCGTGGCAGATGCATAGCGGTAAGTGCCCGCGCGGGTTCGGCTCTTGCGTGCGTCTGCAACAAGCCAAGACGCGCCGTTTGGTCGATAGACAAAGCGAAGCTTGCCGAAGCGCCGCTCAGCAATGCCGACCGTGCTTTCACGCTGGCGGGCACCTCGGCCACCTTGGCGGCGCACCCTACCTTGAGGCCAAACCTCAGGATTGGGGACCACCAACCAAAGGCCATTTTTTGATCGCACGGTTGTGGCTTGTTCGAACGCGCGCTGCAGCAAAGGAAAGCTGGAGTACACAAGCGCTGCCGGATCCAAGCCTTGGTTAGGGTAACGGCGCAACCGGACCGTTTTGGCCATGCGGACCGCATTACGCAATCCTGACTGGGCCACGTCGACCCGCCACTTGTCCTGCAGCGTTCCCGCGAAATCGAACAAGGCCGCTTGTATGGCGACCTCGGTCTGCTTCAGCCCCTTGCCGATCTCCTCGTCGACCGATCCGCGCAGAGCCGCTCTGAGCTGGGCCTGATTGGGGGTCATCCGGACTGAACCTCGAACACCCACCACGCCCCGTCATCAATCGCCGACGGGGCCTCCGCGACTGACCAGAACTTGCCCTTGTGGCGAAACAGGGCGCGTTCCTTCAGTTGAGGAACCCTGGACCGGCGAAGTCGCATGGTGGGGCGTTGCCGCGTGAAGCCTTGCCCCACAGCGCGGTCGATCTCGCGAGGAAAGTCGATCGAGACCATGACAGGAACAATCTCACCCGAGACGCCCGCCGGAAAATATTCCGCAGGATCCAGCAGCGTCTCTTCCACGGCATCATCGAGCTCGGCGATCTCATCAGAGAAGCCAGACACGGGCTAGCCTACCCGAGCGCGTCCGAAGCGCCGCGTTGCTGCTTCGATTTCCGACGCCGAACCCGTGCGGACCTTGCCCGCTTTCAGCAGGGCTGCGAGGCGGCGCTTGGGAACGGAGGCGGCCTGCCCTCGACGCAGCGCCGAGCCGCTCGTGTCGTTCAGCTTCGAAGTCGTCAGAATGACCACAACGCGGTCTTCGTCGCCGCCATCTGCCGGAGGCCCACGCCGAGGGCGAGGCGGTTTGGCCGGACGCTTGGATTGCGAGGCGGGCTTCTCTTTGACGTTAGGGTCCCACACCGGATTCGCCAGTACCTTGGCAGTACCCACGTCGGCTTGGGTGCTTTCCGGGGCGGCGTCGCTATCAGCGTCGGACGGATTGCCCGAGGCCGCAGGGTTGCCTTGTTCGGCCTTGGACGGCGTGCTGGCTTCAGGTCCCTTGTCATTGGCGAGCGGCAACTGAGGATCGCCCGGTTTCTTGTCGTTCATAGGATGGTCCTTCTGAACAGATGAGCGCAATGCCGCGCCCCCTGAATTGCCACTGCCCGCGACCGGTGGGCGCAGGCAGTGGCAGGTGATTTGAGATCACAGGCTTACTTGAGGCGGCCCGGAATAAGCACTTCCGGACGGGTGCAGATATGTAGCCCGTTCATCTGCGCCTCCAACTCGAGGTACTTCTCGCCGGTCTGGTCCGGCGTTGCCATCGCGTAACGCGGCAGACCCTTTCGATTGACCGCGCTCAGCCAGTTCGCCGGCGCATAGCGCGAAATGAACAGCCCCGGCACGCCGAGCGGGATAAACCGGCATTCGTCCGCCGGAATTTCCACGTCGCCATAGCCAGGGTACTTCTCGAAGGTGACGCCGGCGTAGGTGAAGGTTTCACTGGCGTCGCCGCGCAGGTCTTTGGCTTCCTGCGTCGCAAGATAGGTCTCGCGTACTTCAGGGTGGTTGGCGAGGGCCTCGTAAAGTTCTTCGCCGCACGGCGCCCACACCCCACGCACCGGTCGATTGTTCAGTTGTTTGCGCATCTCGCTTTTCACGCCCGAGAAAGAGGCGCGCAGCAGGCCAGCCTTGCCCGCATCCCAACCGTCGCGGCTGACGTCGAACTCCAGCGCGGCCGGTTCGGTGACGCCAAACTCGTCGTACAGGTCGAACAGAACCGACCCGTCAGCATCCAGCACCAGCCCCTGGATTGCACCGAGGCGGTGATATTCCTCGGTCATGGACAGGGTATCGTCCATGAGGGCGAGCTTGCGGTCACGTTCCGCCTCGACGCCAGCCAGCTCATCCTCGGAGCCAAACTCGCGGGTGTTCTGCAGTTCGTCCGCACCCAGACGGTCACGAACAGGGACGTGCGGGATCTCGAGGGACACGCCCGTGCGGCCGCTGTTGGCCATGGGCGTCGGATCGGCACCACGCGGCAGAGCGGGCGCGATGGTCAGGCGAGCATCACGACGCTCGATGACAACAGAGGTGGTGGTGACGCCATCCTCCTCGAACAGAGCCAGCTCAGCGATACGCTGGACGGGCGCGTCAGAGGCATTGATGGCCGCCGTCAGCGTCGTAGAGCTGAAAAGCGACGAACGAAAGATGTTCGGCATAGCCATAGTCGGTTTCCTTGTGGGCAGTGACCGACGGCCCCACTGGCAGCGTCGGGATCAAAAGGTGCGGCCTGACCGAAGTCAGGCCAGAGGCGGGAGGGCCGGGTTAGGCGCGGGCGATAACGCCGTTGACCGCCAGCGCGGTGAGCGCCGCGGTTTTCTGGTTGGTGGTCAGGCCCTCGGGCCAGAACAGTCGCACCGTCGCGACCTCGGCATCACGCTCGACGCCCACACCTTCGACCGGCACGGTCGTGGTGGTGACATCAGAATAAGCGATGCCGGCGGCCGTCTCGCTCCCATCCGTGGCGGCGGGGGAGAGCTTGGCGGCTTGGCCGGTCGAGGTTACGACACCATAGACTTCGCCGGCCTTGATGGTTTGACCGGCAGCAAAGGTGCGGCGCTGGCGGGAGCGAAAGCCATTGGCTTCGGCCAGGAGGAAATGACCCGCGCCGGGGGTCTCTAGTACTTTCGTCATGAGTGTTTCTCCGCTGTCGGCGGCAACTGTTCGCCGCCGATCAAAGACGAGGTTATGGGTCCGATGCGCCCCTTGGCGGCGTCGGCGAAATCGGTGGAACGGGTGTCGTTTATTCGGCTTTGCGGCGCGCGCGGGCCGCGCGGCGGCTGTAGATTGCCGACGGGCTCAAGTCCGATCGACCAGTACCGGCCGTCGCGTCCGGCCCCAGTCGCTGGGTGCCAGACATGACGCTGGCCAAGCGACGCGCGCCACCGCCCTGCGCCTTAACCTGCCCCTTGAACTGAGCGTAGGTCATGCCCGACGCGATTGCGGCAGTCGCGGCCGCAGGATGCGAGGCCGCCTCTGCCGACGCCGCGATCTTCTTGGCTTCGTTTTCTTCTTCGGTTGTATCATCGTCAACATCGGCCGGATCGACTTCTTCTTCCGGATCATTGGCGTCGGCCGGCTTGTTGTCTTCTTCTTCGACCAGGCGGTCGTCATCTTCAGGCTCGCCGCCTTGCTCCGCCGCAATGCGAAGCACCTCGGCATTCGCCTTGTTAGCTGCCGCGACGGCACGAGCGAGGGCAGTCTGGGAGGGCTTGCCGCCCGCCGAAGTACGTTTGGCCACGGTGGCCTCCTTATCAGGGGAAGCCGAGGCGCGGTCCCGCGCGCCCACGGCAGAGGTTTGGGTTTCCGGGACGAAATTGGCTGTGCTGCCACCTACCGCCGAGACTTCGGCGACACTGTCGCGCAAAGCTTCAAAGGCCTCTTCTTCGGTGGAATGGGCATCGATCAGCTTGAGACTCAAAGCTGATCGAGTGGGGTCATCGTGGTGACCGAGGAAGACGGCGGCCTGCTGAGCGAGGATCTCAGCCTCTGATAGTTGCGGTCTCGCAGCGCTTACAGCCGCCACGAAATCACGGCCGATTTGGTCGATTTCGGCCTGCAGGTCAGCTCTTGCCTTCTCAGACAGGCCGGCAAACCAAGCGCCGTCTGTCTTGGACGTTCCGAACTGGATAGGCGTGATTTCGACGCCCGCCTTCTTCAGGGCCTCCGACCAGTTTTCGTGGACAACGACTGCGCCGATCGATCCGATCATTCCGACGCGTGACGCGGAGATCCGGTCAGCACCGCAGATCGACCAGTAGCCAGCTGAGCAGGCCATGTCGGCATAAACGTGGATCGGTTTGCCGCCATTGTTCGCGTTGTTCTGGCGGATGTAATCAGCCAATGCCGGCAGGCCGCTGGCAACGACGCCGCCCGGCGTTGCCATACGGATGAAAATACCCCGCACGCGGTCGTCCGCCATCGCCTCGCGCAGGCCCTGCAACACGGTGTCATAGCCGTGATAGACCTCGCCGCAGAAAATCTCGCCGCGGTCCAGCATCGGTTTGTCCACCTGCATCAGGGCGATGCCGTCTTTAAGTGACCAGCAGAACCCCACGTCATCAGGCTCACCCGCGTAGAGCGGAGCGTATGCCAGACGTAATTGGATAGGCTCGGGGACATACTCCACGGACTCATCCATTGCGGTGGCGCGGCGGGCTGAAGAGCCGAGGCGACGGATCAGGGCAGAGAAGCGGCTGGGCCGTGCAATCGCGTCTGGATCGACGGCGCGGACACGTTCTGCGAGCTCCACCGCAGCGGATGGCGCGAGCAAAAGCGGACGGCCCGCATAGCGGGTCGCCACCGAAGTCAGATTGGTCATAGGGATTTTCCTAGGTTCGGATGTCGCCGTGATCAGGCCGCCGGCCGGGCATCCAGAAAGGCATTATGTTCATAGCTGTCGGCGAGGGCGGTCACACGCGCCAAGGCTCTCGGGCGAGCGTCCCGTTGACGATCGGCCTCGGGGTCGTCGGTGAACTCTGGCGACGACGACGCCAGCGGCCCCAGATCGCGCTTCTTCGCGGTTTCCCTGGCCTGTTGCTCGAGCTTCTCTTCCCAGTCCGAACCATCATACTCGGCGCATTCGTCTTCCAGCGTAGAAACGCCAGCCTCGATACGCGCAGCTGCTGCGGCGATCTCTTTGGTCGGATCGATATGGCCGCGACCCGGCCCGCGCCAGCGTCCTTCGACATAGGCATCGATGGCGTCATAGAAGTCGGGCGCGCCCTCTGGCAGGACCACGGCCCCGATGTCTATGGCTTCTTCCAGCCAGGCAGCAAAGAACAGCCAAGCAACCTGCTGTTCGATCAAACCGCGCAGGGCCATGGTTTCCTTCCACGCGATCATCAACGCCGCGCGTGCCGAGGAGTAGTTGGTCGTGGAAAAATCCATCGACAGCTCTTCGTAGGTGACGCCGAGCGCCGCAGCGATCAATCGAAGGATTGAACGCGTGAAGCCGTCGAACCCCGAAGTATCTCGCGCCGTGGTCTGCATCTGGACGTCATCATCCGGACCAAGCACAGGCATCTGAGCCCCCATCACCTGAATGGGGTTCTCGTGATAGAAGTCCTCTCTGTCCGCTGACCACCCAGCCAGATCATCAGCATCGAAGCTCTCGCTGACCGCGCTAGGCCCGGCATTCGACTTGATAAAGCCAAGGAAGAGCGCGTTCAGAGCGGCCGCCTCCAGCGTCTTATCAGTGAAGGTAGAGAAGGCTTTGAACAGCTTTAGAACCGATGCAAACCGAGTGACGCCCCGCGTCTGTGAAGCGCGAAGTTTGTCAAAGGCGTGGAGAACCTGGGGCCTGCCGAGGTTGGTGCTGTATCGGGTTAGCCTTCGCCAGGTACGCTTGGCGGTGGAACCGATATCGCCCGGATGGCTTTCACGAATCCAGTAGGCCACCGGGACCTGTGCCGCATTCTTCTCGACGCCGCCGATGACCGTGTTGCCGTTTTCCAGCCGCCAGCCGTCCGCCACGCCGTTGGGATTGGAAAGGCGATCAGGGTCGATTACCCGCAGCCGGGTCGAGTAGCGAGTGCCTTCGTCCTCGGCCCACTCAACGACGCCCAGCATCTCGCCATCGTTGAAGATGTGAGCGGCTGTGAGACGCAGCAAGCCACCAAAAGTCAGCACCCGCTCGGCATCGGCCTGGAAGTGGATGCCGTAGGCATATTGCTCCCATGCCGCGCCGATTTGCTGGCCCAGTTGCCTCGCGACCTCATACGAGAGACCCAGCGCGATCCAGTTGGGTTTGGATGTAAAATCCCAGCGGAAACCGACAGCAGAGTTGACCGTCCGCATACTCGCGGACGCCCCGACACCTTCGTTGCGACCCACATCGCGTGATCGAGCGACGACGCTGTCGCGGTCGTCCAGCCAGTCCGCATCAGCAGAGCGGAGCGAGGGCCGCCAGTTTGCCATAAAGGCCCCGCGACGCCCTGCGCCTTCGTGCTTACGGTCAAGGCCCAGCCCCTCGGCAGAAGCGCGAGGAGAAGGGTAGGGCCGGCCCACGCCGGCAAAAACGCCTGCCATCAGCGGAACCTGAAAGTTAGCGCGCCACGACGGCGTATACTGCCAGTGGCTTGCGCAGCCTCTAGAGCTTCGATCTCTCCGTCGAGGCGGCTAAGGTCGGCGGCAGCCATATCCTTCGAGCGGCCATGTGCCGAGATCTTGGATACAGCGCGACCCGAGATCAGGCTGTCTCGGGCGGCCCGCAGCCGTAGTAGACGGGCAGTATCAGCATCTGAAAGCGCCATGGCTATCTCCGTCGTGATCGGTAAAAGCGGCCACGCGACAAACCGGGTTCGTCAGTGTGGTCCGCAGGGGAGGGCAAGGCTTCTGACGCGGGCGCGTGGGGAGCCCCGGCCGGGGATGCAGTGAACAGGTCTGTCGGTTCTGCGTCGGGGCCGCGCCTATCGAGAGCGCGCTGCGCCCAATCGGTGCCTTCGGGACGACCGTCTTTTGCCGGAGCGCCCACACCAAGATTCCACGCCAGCGCGCGAGCGCCGACCCAGATATCAGTCCATTCATTTCGTTCGCGGAGCTTCTTCCACCAACGGTCGACGTTGCCTGTTCGCTTATTCTTTTCTTCGACCAGACCCTCGGCTGTGATCTGCTGTGCCCAAGCCTCGTCCTCGTACATAGACCAGTGCCCACGGCCCTGCTGGCGTACTTGGTACCCAGCTTCCGTCGAGAGCTTGAGAGACCAGGCCAGCATTGATTTGAGCTCCCACGTGCCGGTTGGCCAAAGCTTCACGCGGCCCTTGGTTTTGCCGCGCTCGATAACCTTTTGCATCGAAGGCCTGCCAATGATCGGCAACTTCCAACCCGGGCGACCGTCCATGGCAAATGCCCGTTCTCGGCCGCGACAGAAGGAATAAACGCGCTGGGTTCTGAAGCCTGTATCTACGCCGAACGCTTCGATCGGCACGATGCCGCCGTCAGCATGCGCGTAGGTTCGACGATAGATTTCATCCAGACGAAACCAGACTTCATCACCAGCAGTGTCGCCATCGATGACCCACCGTTCCACGACCCACCACTCGCCGCCCGGCCCCCACGCGATGGCTCCGCCTTCCAGATAGCCGCCCTGGACGTCGGTAAAGGCGGTGACTAGTTCAGCGCCACTAGGCACGGTCAGGTGCTCATACGGCTCGCGCAGTCGATGTAGATCTTCCCAGGCGACAGACTCCACTGCCGGATCCCACGCCCGGCCAAAGGTCTGTTGTTCAAGCGTCTTCAGATCAGCCGGGGATTTCGCGTCCGTGATCGACTTGGCGATTTTGGCCCAACTGATCAGGCCGCAGTATGCTTGCCAGATGTAGTAGCTGGGCTCACGGCCTTCGGTGTTCCGGAGCCTGAAGCTTTCGAGCTGTTCGGCTGAGATGAATCGATCTGGCTGAGGATTGAGCTCGGGCGTTTCGCTGATGAATGTCGGAACCCAAGCCCCGCCGAGGCGGAACGCGGACATATCCGATTCCTCTAGAACACCGCCGCAACCACCCTGATTAGGCGGGCAGACAAAATGATTTGGTGTTCCGTTCAAGTCGGAACAGCGGAACTCTTCAGGCTCGAGACGGAAATAGCCGTCACAGTTCGGGCAACGCCCGTAGTATCGCCTCTGATCTCCGGCCTCTTCAGCCTTGGTGACTTCGCACTCCCCCACAATTGACGGCGTAGAAACCATCAGCTCCTTGGATCCCACGACAGAATAGGCCGCCTGACGCTCGCGCGCCTGGGCGACTGGCGAACCGCGCGTGCCGACTTCGACCAAGGCGTTACCCACCTCTTCGAGGATCAGGTTGCCGGTCGAGATCATCTGAAGCTCTTTCGGCGAAGCGAGGTTGAACAGGCGCAAAGTCGCCCCCGTCACCAAGGTCTTTTTCTTGCTGTCGGACATGGGCTTGCCGCGAACGACGCGACGGTCGATCCGATCCTTCAGGCGCGGGCTGTCGTCCAGCAGAGGCTCAAGCTTTAGGTCGTTGTACTTCGTCATTTCGCCCGCGGACGGTAGACCAATGGCGAAGGATCGAGGGGCGTTCTCGACGGTCCAGCAGACCCACATCTGGCCGACTGTACTCTTGGCCGACTGCGCGCCGCCTCGGATAGTAACACGCGTTGCGGCGTCATCGGGGTGCAGCCGGTCGACTGGTTCGCGCAGATACTCCACACCTTCAAAAGACAGCGGGCCTTCTTTGGGCGTGTTGGTGCGCGCCGTCAGTATGATCGGGCCGGTATCGACCCAATCAGAAATGCTTGTGTCAGGGGGAGGGACAAGCGCAGCCGCCACCGCTGACAGGACGGCCGTGGCTGCCCCGCTCAGATTTGCCGTCATCTACTCTGCCGTAAATGTAGGCGTCTCCGTCAGGGGGCGAGCGACCGAGGGGTGAAGCTGGGCCTGAGCAAGTTGAGCAAGCCGCTCAGCTGCTCGGGTCTGAGCATCCTTCCTGATCTTTCTGAAGTCGGCGGAGACGCTCCTGCCATGTTTTGCCGCGATCGATATTTCGCCGCGCTCGAATTCTGCGATCAACACCTGGGCGACAGTTGTCACGATGCTGATGACCTCAGCTGCAGGAACGAGCTCGCCGAGCGCGATTTTCTCATCGCGCTCGGCGTCACGGACTTGCAACTCCTTCAGCCGAAGGTTTGCTTCCTGAATGGCTCGGCTGATGCCGCTGCCTTGGCTGGCTGCTCCCTCACCAGACGTGTCGTCAACCGGCACCGCAACCGGCGCAGGCTGAACCGCGCTGTCGCGTTTGGTGATGGACTGCAAATTGCCGCCGCGATGGAGGATCAGCGCCGCTAGGTCCACATAACGGTATTTGCCGATCTTGATGGTGGCGATGTCTGGGTTGCGAGCGAGATAACGCGAGATGTTTGAAGCGTCGATCGTATCACCGCGCCGACCAAGCTCTTTCGCCGCGTCAGCTACCGTGACGTAACCGGACGGCACACCGTTAATCCGTGCGTTCATGCGTGTGATCCGTGCGATCCGTGCGCGATCCGTGCCATGCGCAAATTTGGTCTTCGCTTGAGAAGGCCCGGAGGGAAATCGACCGTATACGGTCACCTTCCCGGGAAGGACCCATGAACTTCCGCGCGACCACACTTGGGCCAGAACCACGACACCCGCCTCGGCATTGCCGGGCGGGTGTCGGGCGCAGTTCTGTAGCTGACCTTTTACATGCGCTTAGCGGCCCTGATTCGCAACCGCCTTTTTTAACTGGGCATCGCTTATGCGGAGCCAACGGCCCGCAGCATCGAGAGCCCGCTTCAGTCTTGCTGTATCTTGAGCACGGGCATCGCCGCCTCGACTGATCGATCTGATTGTCTCACTGCGTCCGGCCACCGCATCAAGCACCCTGAACGCCCGCTCATCAGCGATCGCTTGACGCACGAGCCGAAGACGGAGCGCGGCATACGCTTGATCAAGTGCCGCCCAGACCGCGCGATCACTGGTTCCAGTTGAACCGCTGCCAGTGCGTTCCGCGAGGCTGGACCTCGCTGATGGCGCAGCCTTCGCCGACATGATGCGATAGAGCTGACCGACTTCGTACTGCTCTGGCGACAGCGTGCCGCTCTTGTAGAGATTGGCAAGACCGTCGTCGCGGCGCACCCGCTTAACCCGCTCGGCCCGCACCACCAACTCGCCCTCGTGGCGGACAAGACAGCCGCGCCCGTCACGGACAAACGACGCGACCAACTCCTCCTCAACGCGAAACCCCGCAGCAAGTCCGCCCATTAGGCCTACCGTTTCGGCGACACCCGAGGCGACAGCATCAGCTTCCGCCGCTTGGTCGAGATCACGCTGGACGTCACGGACCATCGCCGCCGCCCGCGCCCGATCTGTTGCGTGGCCCTTCGCCAGTTCCGCGGCCTGATGGAGTGTGCGGACCTGTTCGCGAGAGAGCTTGCGGCCATTAACGATAACCGTGTCGACCGCGCTGTAGGCATCGGCCAGAACCGTCTTGGGTCTCGCCGCGACAGTGCCCGCTGCTCGCGCTAGCATTCTTGCCTGAGCGGTCGTCGACTTAGCCATTGCGCGCGCTCCCATTCGAGCCGACCGAAACCGATACCCCGATAGCCTTCAAGGCCCGCCCCGCGCCCTCGGCCAGCCGAGCTTGCGCAAACGCATGTGCGGCGAGGACGGTTTTGTTGACGTCATCCCAGCCAGCGGTGCCCAGATAGCTGCTCACAGCCGCTGGCCCCATGGCACCTGCCACAGCGACGGCGACATTCGCCGGTCCTGCCCACACGGGTGGGGCCACGGCTGCACCATGTGCGGGCAGGGCGCTCAACCAGGGCTCATAGCGGCCTTCGTCAAGCCAACGGTCGAGGTTCATGGCCTTACCCCGAGCAAAGTCAGGGTCTCGGCCAACCGCCGCCAGGACGGCCCCCAGCAGTTGATCGTGAGAAAGCCCATCTCGCTCGATGGCGGTGAGCCAGGCCCGTTCGACCGGTCGCGGTGCCACCCGTTCCGGCGCCTTCGTCGCCCACGCCTCGCGCGCAGCTGCGCACGCCCGCGATGAGGGTTTTAACCCTTGAGTAATTTCCTTCCCTATTTGGGTGACACCCGTGTCACCCCGCGGGGTGACACGGGTGTCATCTTGGGGTGACATCCGTGTCACCCCAAGCCCTCCCGCCGGGGTGACATCCGTGTCACCCCAAGCGGCCTGACGTTCCGCCTTCAGACGACGAACCGTGCTGGCATGCCCCTGATCCAGAGGCATGCGATAGATGGGATAGACGCGGCCAAGATAGACCTTGCGCTCGCCGGTCTCGATCAGCAGCTTCATGTCCTTAAGGGCGCGCAAGCCGCGCTGAATGGTCCGCTCCGAGACCTCGCACTCAAGAGCCAAGACAGGGACGGCGGCCCATACCTCGCCATTGGCATCCGCCCATGCGGCCATCGTCTTCAGGACATCTTTGGCATTGCGGTCGCGGTTTCCGCTTTTGTCGCGACACTCCTGCGCCTTGGCCCACGTGACGGCTACATCGCTCATAGCCGTGCTCCTGTCTGCTGACGGACCTGGGCGCGACTGTCCTGTGCCGCAGGACAGTCACCCACGGCTTGCTGAAGCAGGGCAATCGCCTCACTCAGTTCGTGGATCTCGACGTTCGACTGGATGTACAACTGCTGCCAGTGTCCGTAGTCAGCGGCCCGCAACCCAGCATCCGCTGCGATCTGACGATGCGTATCCCGCATGGCCCGTCTTTGCTCTCGCAGAACATTCAAGGCCGCCTGCATAGCGACACCTCACGCGAAATAATCACAACCAACCCCGCTCGCTGGCTTCGGCTCGCGCCATGGACCAGACGTTCTCATCGCGACCTTCGCCGCGCTTGCACTTGCTTTTAGGAATCCACTTCGCGGCTCGTCGGTCTGTCGTCGGGCCGAGCAGCCAAGCCAGCTGCGTTTGATGGTGCAGCACCATCCGAAGCGAGACCTCGCCCGATCCGCTGTCCTGCACGGGCACGAAGCCGAAAAGGTCGCCGGTCATGACAACCCCGCAAAAACCATGTCCGACGGATGCGTAAGCCGGTCACCTGCGTCCGGATCGATCCAGATCTCGCGGGCTTCGCCCGCAAAGCCCGACCAGCCCTCAACAACACCGGGCCGCACGAAAATGAACCAGGCATAGGCGGTCGCCGTGCTTTGGCCAGGCACCCACACCCCCTTGCGAAGACCGGAACGTTTGCGGGGCAGAATGGCGGTGGCATAAAGGCCGCACTCGCGAAAGAGCCGGTACCGCCCTGCGCCCTCCATCAACCTCAACTGAAGAAGCATGGCCGCCCCGATCCGCGAGCGGCCTACCGCTTTGCGAATGAATGGTTCGGTACGGTCTCCGAACGGCGGGTTAGTGATGGACCAGCACGGCTGCGGACCAGCATCGCGCCAAGAACCGAGGTAATCCCGACGCTGAATTGGCACTGCATCGGGGCGGACAGGGTAGGTCTCAACATCAAAGGCCTGTACCCGTGGCCAATAGTCCCGCAGGCCGTGTGCAAGATGGCCTTCGCCGGCCGCCGGCTCTTCGACCACCTCGCCAAACGGTAGGCCAAGCCGATCGATAACCTCTCCAATGGAGCGGCCATGCCATGGAGCGGAGGGAAAGTAATCGAGGCTTTCCGCCTGTTCGATACGGCTGGCCATAATGGTGCGCGCGGCCGTCATCGGGCCGCTCCCGCAAATGCGTCGACTGCAGCATCGCGGCTAGGAAACGTCTTGAACCGCAGGTTTGCGAACAGTTGCGGATCATGGGCACCGGCGAAGTAAAGATCGACGGCCCTGACATCCATAACATCGCCGAAGAAGACGACGCCCCCCTTGGGGCGTTCGACGTCGACAATGCGGCCTTGCTCAACACTCGCGACCGGCCACGCCATCCACAGTCCGGCGTGACGATTGAAACACCCGACCGCCAGATCGCCGGGCGCAGGAGATCGCTCCTCGCCGCTGGTGAGGCGAGTGGGAAAACACAATATGTCAGCGGTCATGGTTAGGCTCGCGACCCCAAGCCAACGCGCAGGGATCGCGCCCACACGGGCTGGATTCCCGGAGGCTGCGCTCGCACGACTTTGGCGCGAACAAACAGCATCTCCTGCTCAAATACTTTTTCCGGATCCACCCCCGCCCGGCGAGCTTCCACCACCAAGGCTTGTGCGACCTGTTCTGCTGTTGGCATCATCCGTAAACCTCCGGCCTGCCCGCATGGGCGCGTTGAAACTGTTGATGGCCCGACTCCGTGAGGCGCTCATCCAAGAAGCTGGCCAGGAGAGACACCATCGGGGACATCGCGCAGCGCGTCTGAGCGGGCGTTTCGCTGCGCGCGAAGGCTCGAGCGATGCGCACAAAGGCATCTGCGACATCGCCCGAAGACGCTCCGATCTCGCGCTGAAATAACTCGCTGGACACACGGCGAAGGCGGTTCGCCAACGCGGCGCGGCGCTGAAAGGCTTTCTCGTCGCTGGCCTCGCCGGTGGCGTCAGCAGCACATTGCTGCGCCAACTCCAGCAAGCCGCGCCAATCAGGACGGGACCGTACGCCCGCCGTCGTTTGCCCATAGCGCCGCGCCACCATCACTGAATTCCCGCCAATCCGTTCAGGAACGCCACGCCCTGCGGCGTGAGCGCTCCCTTCGTCGGAGTAGCCAAAAACTCGATTCCGAGTTTCGACGCGGCGGTCAGTGATGCCTTGAAAAATGCTTTTTGCTGCTTGTCGGTGCCGCCCTCGCCAGACGCTGGCTCGGCCAGTAAGCCCTGAACTGCGGTGGCAGCTGTGACGACCTCGCCACCTGCCTTCCACAGCCGCGCGATAACCTGAGCATGACCATGCGCTACGCCGCCCAGTTTCAACGCGTCGATCAGCCTGTCCTGAGAGGCGGGCACCATTACCGTCGAAGCGCTCTGGGGACTAAAGACCAACCCGTCGAACAAGCGACGAAGATCGACCTCCGCCGCGCCGGTCATCCGAGCCACTGCCGACCAGCTGTGCCCTTTACTCCTAAGAGCGCGGACGTAATCGCGCTCGATATGGGACGCCTTGACCATCAGACGCCTCTTTTCAGCAATGGGCGCAGGCACGCTTCGACATCAGCCAAATGCCCCATGCCTGCCTCGACGATCTTAAGAAGGCGCTCGGCTTCGACCGCGTCGATTTCACCGTCGCTCATGGCTTCGCGGATATGGCGCTGCAGGTCAGCAGCCGTTTCCGTCACTTCGCTCGACTCGTCGCGCAACTCACCGGCCGTCCCGGTACGCCAACGGTTCGCGCCAATCGCCGAACTGACAATATGACGACCACTGTGGGCCTCGAGACAGTCGAGAATATCGATGGGCAGCACATCTGGTGCGTTTGGGTTCTGACAGCGAGACAGCTGCTTAACTGAGTAGGCGCGACACTCCGCTGCGCAAACGTCTGACGCCAGCTCCAGCCCGCCACAGGCATCGATCAGCAAGCGCGTCTTTAGCTTAAGCCAGTTGCGACGCGGCTGCGCTTTGCTCGCGGTCCCGCTCATGCTGCAGCTCCCGACAAACCGGGTTCGTCCGTTCGCGAGACGTTCCGGCGATCTTTCTCGGCGCCACAGGCAGCACGATCTGGCACGCTGGCGGCATGATCACTCAAAGCATCCCCCGCGAGAGCCGCCAGATCGCCGCAAGCCTTCTGCATGCGACGGACGCCGATGTCGGCGGTCCCGTTAGCGAGGTTGTCGAGCTTGAAGGTGTCGTTGAACAGCCGCTTGGACAGCCAGACACGGGACTGCTCGCGCTCAGCGCAGAAGGCATCACACCGGGCTATAAAGTCGGAAATAAGCATGACTTCATCAGTAGGGGGAAACTTCCCCCGCAGTCAAGGGGAACTTCCCTCTCGGGGGAAATGTCCCCCGAGGGCATTATGCGGAGCATGGTTGCTATTAATCGCGAACGCTTGCGTCAGATCATCGCAGAGCAGAACACCTCTGCTCGGGCGGTTTCTTTGGCCGTTTCGTCCAACTCCACGCTGGTGCGCGATATCCTCACCGGCAAAAGCAAGAATGCGCGCGGCGACACCATGGCGAAAATCGCCGAGCACCTCGGTGTGGCTGTCGAAGAGCTTATGACCGGCGTTGACGCACCGGTCGTGCGTACTGCGCCCGAACTAGTGGAGTTACCGGTGAGGGGCGAAGTGAGGGCGGGCGCATGGCTATTGGTCGAGGACGAAGCACCACCCGCTGAAACGCGGCCTGCCGCGCGGGATCCTCGGTTTCCAAACGCGGCTCAATGGTTGTCAGTGGTACGCGGAGATTCGATGAATGCGCTAGTGCGCGGCGGGCGACCTGCCGGCATCTACGACGGTGATTACGTCCACTGCGTCGATGCTGTGGACGTGGGATATCTCCCGCGCACTGGTGATGTGGTCGAGGTGGAGCGGATACGATTTCAGGGGCGAGAAAGAGAGCTTACGCTGAAACAGGTTGAGGTCACCAATGACGGCATCCTGCTTTGGCCGCGCTCTCTCAATCCGCGCTGGAGCCACCCTCTCGAGTATCGAGAGGAGCCAGCCGAGGATGTGGAAGTCCGGATCCGCGGCTGGGTAATCCAGTCTTTGCGGCTATTCTAATCGATCCGCGAGAATTGAACTGTAGCCCGGCCTTTGCGGCCTGCGTTAGTCGGTGACGCTAGGGCACGCGCCACTACTCTTAGGGCTACTGCTCCAAATCCATAGCCCTCGGGAGTCTCGCTGATAACTGAGCAATACTCCGGTCGCCCCATGTCCGATATTTGACACTCAACGACAGCTGAACCGGTCACGCCGGCGTCTATCGCGCGCTGAGGAATATCCCGCTCTGTGATGCGAGGAGGGCGAGCCCAGCGGATTGCGAGCGGGTCTGAGGCAGATGAGGCATAATGTTCGGCGGGCGCGAAGGGATCGGCAGGAATGTAGGCATTGCGTTCTATTGTGGCCCGATCAGCCTGAACGCGCGCCCCCACGAGTTCGCCGCAGCGCCGCAAGTTTCGAACCGCACCGGATGAGCCTGTCAGATCTAGATTGGCAACGACCACCTCGCCCCTCAGCACTACTAGGCTTGTGGCTGATGCGAACCTGTCGAGACCCTCTTCGCGTATCCGAAAACCAAACCCATTCAAGCCCGGGCGAGGTGTTGTAGGAGTGATCTCGACGTCGAGCCTCGGGGCGGCTGCGTCGATGCCCATGAAGACGATTCCCAACTTATCGTTTGGTGGCGCTGGACTCCAGTCTGAGCTCGCCAACTGCATCACGAACTGGTCGTCACTCCACACCATGAAGAGGTTAACATCCGCTCGACCGGCTGTCGGATACTCGGCATGTAGAACGCAGATATTGTCTTGGCTTTGGACGATGAAGCCACCGGACGCCGGCCATTCCTGAGCCACGACGACTCCTGAAAGCAGAACTGCAGCGACTGAAGCGCCGATGAAAATACGGGTCCTCATAAGGGGGCTCCCTCTCTAACGCTGTTTTGGATGCTGCGCAGACGCTTGTCCATTGATCGGCAATTTGCCGGTCATGACATGCCGTGAAGATTTGGGAGGGGGAAATATCCCCCGTATACCTTGACAGGGGGAAACTTCCCCCATTATGTCTTAGGCGTTCGCAGCGGTTGAGCGCTTTTCCCAACCCACCCGCGTCGCCGTGTCCCTGACGGCACCGCTGCGGACACCCCTTTCACGGAGCGTGTCCGAATGACCACCCTCTCAGCCCACCGCGTTATCCAAAGCGCTCGCGATACCGTCTTCTGCGCCGCGCACAATTTGACCTGTGCCGATAGTTTCGCGCGACAATCTCCGAGGCGCGCAGTCAACTATCTCCGCGACGCCGAGGCCTGTTTGGAAGCCGCGCTGGAGAAGGTGCGAGACACTCGCCGCGCCTGCGGAGCCTTCCCGCAAATGAGCGCCAGATGATCGTGAGCACCTTTTCCGGATTCCACGGCGGTCACCTGCTTTTCGCGCTGACCGTAGTCCTCATCCTCTCCCACATGCCGCTCAGAAAGCGCTGACATGACCGCAACACTGAACATGCTGGCCGTCCAGAACGCGGCTGTCCTGCGCGCATTGCGCGCCATGCCCCACGACGGCTGGGGGCTGACCGAGCTGGCCAAGCACCTCAACCGGGACAAATCAAACCTTTTGAAGACCCTAGACCGCCTCGAGAAAGAGGGGCTGTTGAGGTTCAACCCGCTGACGCATGGTCTCAGCGATGCGGGGCAGCGCCAGCTGGACATGATCAGCCGCGCCGAGAATGGGGGTGCCCACGAACCGGGTTTGCCCGAAGGTGCCGGCGTGACGGGTATGTTCTGGCTGCGTCATGCCGAGATACAGCCTGATCCCGACAACGCCCGCCGCGATTGGGAAAGCGATGAGGCCAGAGACGACCTCGACGGCCTGCGCGCCGATATTGTCACCAATGGCCTGTTGCAAAACCTTGTCGTGCGTGGCCCGGATGCCGAGGGCAAATACACCCTTGTGGGCGGCGAGCGCCGTTGGCGGGCCATCGGCGAGGCTATCACTGACGGCGACATCGAGGCCGATACCCCCTTCGCCTGTCGATTGCTTGAGGCCGACGACCTCGGCGTGCGGCTGGCCGCGCTGGCCGAGAACCTGCAACGCCGCAACCTGAACCCGATTGAAAAGGCGAGGGCGTTCGAGGGGCTGGCCGATGCCGGCTTATCCAACAAGGAAATTGCGGAGCGCGTCAGCTCAACTCCCGAACACATCCAGCAGCACCGCCGCTTCCTGCAGCTGGACGAGGCCGACCAGCAGCGCATGACGCTGGCAAAGGACGATCCGCGCCACCTGTCCGTGCGTGACGCCCGCCAGAAGCTGGCCACCAAGTCGCAAACCGAAGAAGCTGCCGCTGCGCAGGCAGAGCGCGACGCGAAGATTACGCCCGAGATCCGTTTGGCCATGGCGGAGTTTGCGCACCGCCTGTCGATCGAGGCGACCTACACCTATGCTGACTTGCCGGTAGGGGCCGACGCGCGCCAACACCCAACAGCGGTTGCACTTTCGAAACTGGGCTGGCTCCTCTTTTCATCAGAGCCCCAAACGTATGGGGCCGCGCTCGGCTACTATTCGCTACGCGTCAGCTACAGTGCACTCCAGGAATTGCCCGCCTGGCGCAACTCGCAGGATCGGGATGAGCTCTACGCGGGTCTGGCCAACACCTACGCCGAATTCGGCGTGCCCGCTCCCGCCAATGGCTATATCAACGGCTGGCTTAATCCGGATCCTGACCTGACCCCTGAGGGCGAGGCGATTATCGCCGAGGCCCAACAACGTGCCGACGCCGCCCGCGCGCAGCGAGAGAAGCAAGAAGAGGCCGACCGCCTCCGCCGTGAACGTTGGGCCAGGGCCCGCGAGGAGCACGCCGCCCTTCTCAGCAGCCCCGCCGAGATTGCCTTGAAGCGGATCGGTGCCACCACCATGGCAACCGCCGAAGCTATCGACCACCCGCTGCCATGGACCCTGTTCGACAACGGCGAGGTGAAGGACGCGCAGGGCGAGATGGTGAAGACATTCGGCCAATGGGGCCGCGTTGACGACCAAGACATGGCCTTGGCCCAGATCATCGTTGTCGCCGTCAACAGCGCTGCCGGCCTCGACACTCCCCCGATCCTGTCCAGTGCTGAGGCGGAATCGGAGGAGGGCGACGACGACGAGGGTGCAGCCGCCGAAGAAGAGGAAGCCGCCTGATGCGCCGCCCCTTCATCGACGCCGCCGTTCTTGCAGGCAGCTCCAATCTACTCCCGCTTTCCATCCGCAAAGGACCAGCCATGTCGAACGACATCCGCTTCGCCCTGCTGCCCTCCTTGAACCAGGGCGCAAAAATCGCCGGCTTCCCCGATCTCGACAGTCTGGCCCGCGCCATCCACCGCGCGCGGGACGAACAAGCCCTCGACATGAACGAGATCGAGGACATGGAAATCTCCACCCGACCTGACGCCACGCGCGGCGTCGAAATCTACACCATGAACGACGGCCACGACCGAACCGGGTTCGTCGGATACGCCTACCTCGACAATCAGGGACTCACGGCACTGAAGGCCGCGCTGCGCCGGACCCAAGTCGCGCTACGCGCCGAGGCCGCGTGATGGGCGCGGTTGTCACCACCAATCGTGACTTGTCTGACGAGGGCAACCGCATTCAGGCCCGCTACGAACTGAACCGCGCCCTTGATTGCAACGACATTCAACAGCTTGCCGAGTGGGCGAGGAACTGGGGCGAGGGGGCTCTGGACAGATCTGAAGAGGGGCATGATTTCACCACGCCACACGTGGTGACAATGCTTTGTGGCCGCATCAACACACAGGCCGAACAGCTGCTCGCCAAGGCCCAGGAGCCAGACGTCAAGATCGCCGATCTCATCGATCTGATCCGCAGCAACTTCCGAGACATCGATCACCTAGACGCCATGCTGGCGGGGGTATGAAGAATGAAAATCACCGTCGAAAAGGCCGACCTGCAGCGCGCAACCGCCCGCGTCACCAGCGCCGTTGAACGGCGCCAGACACAGCCCATCTTGGCGAATGTCAAGCTTGTCGCCGCTCACGGCAAGCTGTCGATTACCGGCACCGATCTCGACATCGAGGTGACAGAAACGACCGCTGCACACATAGAGGTGCCCGGCGAAATCACCGTCAGCGCAAGCACTCTTGCCGAGATTGCGCGCAATGCGCCGAACGGTGCAGAAATCGCTATCAGCTGCGACGAGGCCGCTGATCCACGCGCCACGGTGCGGTTTGGGCGCTCGCGCTATCAGTTGCCGGTTCTGCCCGCCACCGACTTTCCCACGCGCGAGGGAATCGACGGAGCGCAGATCACTATGCCGGCCGCCGATCTGCATCGGTTGTTCGATTACGTTCACTTTGCGCAGAGCACCGAGGAGACGCGCTACTACCTGAACGGCACCTATCTGCATCCCTTTGCAGACAACGGTACGGTTATGCTCCGCACGGTCGCCACCGACAGCCACCGTCTGGCCATCAACCAGCTGCCCTGCGCAGACGCAGCAGGCATGCCGGCAGTCATCGTGCCCCGCAAGGCCGTCGGCGAAATGAGACGCGTTCTGGCCGAGCTGAAGGATGACGTCACGCTTCGTGTCAGCCCCAAGGGCATCCAGCTGCTCACCGACACCGGTCACCTGATTACGAAGACGATTGACGGTGCCTTCCCGGATTACATTCGCATTGTGCCTACCGACTGGAAGCACGAGACCGAAGTGGATCGCGCACTACTGAAGGAAGCGATCAAACGCGTTTCGCTGATCACCGCCGAGAAGTCACGACCGATCAAGTTTGCAATCGATGACGGCATGCTCACCCTGTCGGTCCGCAACATGGAGGCCGGCGTGGCTCACGAAGAGCTTGAAGTCGTCTCACAGGCAGAAAGTTTCGATACCGGCTTCAACGCTAAATACATCCTCGACGTTCTCGACCAAACGGACGCCGACCGGATGCTGCTGCGGCTGTCAGATCCTGCCTCGCCCGCGCGCCTGGACCCCATGCCAGGCACCAAACACGCCGAGCATATCGTCAACGTCGTCATGCCGCTGAGGATCTGACCATGAACCGCATAATCAAAGATCTGGCTTCAGGCATCGTCACACTTGCCCTGATCGCAACAGCATTTGTCGGGGCTGTTCACATCCAGCCGATGATGGACGCCGTAGCAGAAGAAAAGCGGCAAGCATGAAGGCCTGGACGCAAGAAGAGATCGCTTGGGCTCGCGAATGTCTGCTGGCTGGTGACGCCGTTGAGGAAGTCGCCGAGGCCGCCGGATGCACCCCTGCCGAAGTATTGGCTCAGGCAGGCACGCCGCGCCGCCTAACGGCCTATCAGCGCGACGTGCTGTCCCTGTATCTGGCGGGGGCCAGCTTCAAAGACATCGACCTGACCACGGGACGCAACGGCCGTGCCGTGGCGGGCAAGGCAGCATGCGCGGTGATCACCAAGCTGCGCCGCAATGGCCACCCCATTCCTCACCGCAACAGGCGCGACGGCACAGATCGCGCGTCAGCTCGAGATCGCGCCCATACGCGCGCGGATACCCACGCAGCCACAGGAGCCCCGATCCAGTGAGCCACCCAATCCCGAACACTCCGCACCCCGAAGCGTCTTTCGATAATCCGGACGTTCTGACCGCCGCGGCCCAAGGTCGCCTGCGCACCATCGTCGAGCGCATCGAACGCTTGGAGGAAGATAAAAAGGCCGTCCTCGAGGACATGAAGGAGGTCTTTGCCGAGGCCAAGGGCGAGGGCTACGACGTCAAGACGCTGCGCAAAGTCGTGCGCCTGCGCAAACAGGACAGGGCCAAGCGTCAGGAAGAGGAGGCCATCCTGGACCTCTACCTCTCAGCCCTAGGGGAAGCCTGATGACGGAGCGCGAAAAGCTGGCGGCTCGAGTCCGAGCACTTAAAGCCCGGACCGTCGAGAACGGCTGCACCGAGGCTGAGGCGTTGAGCGCTGCCGAGAAGCTGGCACAGCTACTGGCCGACCACAACATGACGATGGACGAGGCTGACCTTCGCGCCGCGCCATTCACCAAGCACGATCACCAAGGTGGCGGCACGGTAGGCCTGAAGCTGTGGAAGGTGGCTAATGCCGTCGCAGACCTGACTAACACCCGCACATGGGCTGGTGGCCGTGATGCACCGTCACGCATCACCTTCCTCGGCCTGTCGCATGAGGTCGATGTGGCCGGCTATATGCTGGTCATCTGTGAACGCGCCATGCAGACCGAGGCGCGAAAGCTGATGCGCACCGTTCAGCGCCTGCCCCAGATCAAACAGGCCGCCAAGATGGTGCCGTTTGTCGATGGCATGGCCGACCGGCTGGCCGGCCGCATCCGCGCCATGATCCCCCCGCCGGAGACCGGAACCGGCATAGTCGTGTTGCGCAACGCCCTAATCGATCAAGAAATGGTTCGCCGGGGGATCGAGGTCGAAACCGGCTATGCGCGCCGACCGCTCGACACCGCAGCTTACCGCGCCGGTCAAGCTGCAGCAGAAGGCGTCGTGCTGAACAGGGGCATTGCCGGCAGCGATCGCGAAATGGCCGGCATCGAGGCACCTCGATGACAGATGCCCTCACGGCCGCCCTTGTTGTCGCGCTGACCTCCGCACGGTTTGACCTTCATGACGAGAAGGCTTGTCAGGCAGACATGGACGAGCATCTGCGGCCCCTGTTTCCCACGCTTCGCCGCGAACCGCGCTTGTCCCAATCCGACATCCCGGACTTCATGCTGGATGGCGTCGTGATCGAGGTGAAGATGCACCGCGCGACGCCTGCCTCTGTGGAGCGCCAGCTGGCCCGGTACGCCCGCCACGATGAAGTTGCAGGGATGATACTCGCCACCAACCGCGCGATGAATCTGCCTCGCACCATCCACGGCAAGCCGGTTTACGTCGTCAGCCTGGGAAGGGCCCATCTATGACGCGTACCTATGGCTCCCTGACGATGACCGACGGCATTTGGGTGCTCTCGGGACTGGAGCCCCACGTCAAGATTAAGCTCAAGTCGATCTTCACCCAGATCCCGCGCGGCCACGGCGGCCCCTACCGCTTCGCGGATGTGCCGGACCGATGCGCCGACCTGGTGTGGTTCGAAACCCGGTACCCAATGGCGATGTCAGCGGAAGATCGCTCGCGCCTGACTGCTGGCCGCGACCGGTTTGAGCAGGATCAGGCCGAACTCGAGGCCATCAAATCCGCCCCGTACTACCCGCCCGTTTTTGCGGGCCTGCGGGACGGGCAAGTCGTCCGCGAGCATCAGGCTCGCGCGGTCGCCCTTCTGGAGAGAGTCGGTGGCCTGCTGGTTGGCGACGAGGTGGGTGAGGGTAAGTCCTACACCACGGCAGCTGCCTGCCTCATTCCCGGCGCGTTGCCGGCTGTGATCGTGTGCCTGCCGCACCTCAAGGAGCAGTGGGCAAAGAAGTTGCGCGAGTTTACGACCCTGTCGGTCGAGGTGCTGAACGGGACCGACCCCCGCAAGTCGCCCACGCCCTCACTTATGGGCGCGCCTGACGTGCGGATACTCGCCTACAGCCAGCTGTCAGGCTGGGCCGACGTGCTGTCAGCCGAGCCCATCGGGCTGGTGGCGTTCGATGAGATGCAGGAACTGCGGCGCGGCCGCGAGGCGGAGAAGGGACGGGCGGCCCACGCCCTGGTGGCGGCGGCGCAGCTGAAGCTGGGCCTGACAGCCACGCCGATCTACAACTACGGCGGCGAGATTTTCACGATCATGGAATATCTCAGGCCCGAGGTACTGGGCGATCCCAACGACTTCCACCGAGAGTGGTGCACACACCTTGGCAGCGGGAAGTACCGGGTCAACGACCCGCACGCACTGGGCTCTTTCCTTCGGGATTGCCACGCGTTCACTCGCAAGGTGAAAGACCGCCCCAACGCGCCGAACATTTTGGTCAGGGCCGTCGGTCACAGCGCCGACGAACTGAACAAGATCGAAGACGTCGCCCGCGCCTTGGCGCGCACAGCCACGACCGGCCACTTCACGGCGCGCGGCGAGGCGACCCGCGAACTGGACATGAGGGTGCGCCAAGCGACCGGCGTTGCCAAGGCAACTTACGTCGCTTCCGCCGTTCGCATGATGATCGAGGCGGGCGAGCCACTCATTCTCTTTGGATGGCACCGCGACGTCTATGACATCTGGATGCAAGAGCTGGCAGACCTCAAACCGGTCCTTTTCACCGGCACGGAAAGTCCCAAAGCCAAGGCCGAAGCGCAGCGAAAATTCGTGGATGGCGAGACCGATCTGCTGATCATGAGTCTGAGGTCGGGCGCTGGAATCGATGAGCTCCAGCACCGCGCGTCAACCGTGGTGTTCGGCGAACTCGACTGGTCGCCCGGAATTCACCACCAATGCATTGGCCGCCTAGACCGGGAAGGCCAGATTTGCTGGCCTGATCCCGTCACCGCCCTCTACCTGGTCGCAGAAGACGGTTCCGACCCGCCGATCATGGAAGTGCTCGGCCTGAAGGCCAGCCAGTCCCGCGCCATCACCGATCCCACCCTTGGCGTCCAAGCCGTCCAGAGTGACGACGCAAAGTTGAAACGTCTGATCACCCGCTACCTTCAGAAAGAGGTACAAGCCGCATGACCGATCCTGTGAATGTGCCGACGCCTTACATGGTTGAGCAATGCCGCAAACTGCTGCAACCGCTGGCCGGTAATGACTGGCCCAAGGTGGCGCGTCAGGCTTTCACACTTATGACCGCAGCCGCCCCGAAGGCTGAACCTGTAAGCGATCCTTACAAGTTGGAATGGCGGCCTATTGATGACCGCGCGCCTGTCGGTGTGCCTGTCTTCGTCTATTGGCCGCGTATGGCTTTGGACGACGACGGCGAGCCTACCGGCGAGGTTCTGGAGGATGACGGCCATATCACTCTGACCTTGCGCCACAGCCTGAGCGCGGGCTGGGAGCCAGACAATATTGTCGAAGCGAATGGCGCATATTTCGATGATGATTTCGAGTTCGGTGAGCCGACGCACTGGGCCCCGCGCCCGCCTCGCCCCCAACCATTGAGCAACCCTCAACAGTTGCCCGAAGCCCCGAAGGCTGAACCTGTGGGTGATCCTGATGAGTTGGCGCTGGCCTTGCAGGACGCGAAGGATGCCGTTGCGTTCTTCGACAAGGTGAGGGCTGCAACACAGGACGAACAAATCGCAGTTGGCACAGATCATCATAATTGGCTTCAAAGCGCCATCCGCCGCTTGGCTGCTTGTGACTACACCCACCCCGCCCCAGCCAGCGATGAACTGCCAACGTCCATTCGTGATATTGGCGCGGAGCGTCAGCGTCAGGTGAAGGTCGAAGGATGGTCGCACGAACGCGATGACGGCTACGTAGATGGCGACCTTGCTATTGCGGGCGCGTGCTACGCGCTGCTCGGATCTCGTAAATGGGCCATTGATGCCCTTCGGCGCGGGGTTTGGCCAAAAGGTTGGAGCGCGAGGTGGCTGAAATCAGAGCCGAATAACCCGCGCCGGGACTTGGTGAAGGCGGGCGCGCTGATAGCCGCCGAGATTGAACGCCTTGACCGCCTCGCCAAGCACAAGGGGCCGCAGTCGTGAGCCGCGTGGACTGCAATTCGCATCCGCTGCCGGATGCTGAAACCCTGCGCGACCGCTTCGCTATGGCTGCTCTGACCGGCTTGCTGGCCGCTCATAGCCATAGAGTATCAACGGGCGAATGGGCCAAGGCTGCATACCGTTTCGCCGACGCCATGATGGAGGCCCGCAAATGAGTACCACGAACGACCGCCTCGACGGTGCCGAGGCCATTGCCACCTATCTTGGAAAGAAGCCGCGCTGGGTATACCAAGCACGCGAACAGAAATGGCCGGTCCCCATCCGCAAGCGCGAGGGGATGGGGATCTACGCCTTCAAATCCGAGCTGGACAGCTGGCTGCAGGGGGACGACGCCCTGCCGCACTGTCCATCGACCTAGACGCCACGGGGTGACCAGCGCGCCCCGTTGTGCATTTATGGGCGCGGCATCCGCGCCCCTCAAAGCAGTAACCGATGGCACACGTCAGAAAGCACAGCTATCCGCCGCGCGCGGATGGCACGATCAGAAGCGTCTGGCGCGCCAGCTGGACCGGCCCGGACGGCAAGCGCCAGTCCAAGGTATTTGCCCGCAAACGCGAAGCTGACGCACACCTTGTCGAAGTCTCAGCCGGTCGCATCGGTGGCACATCTGCGATGACTGTCGCCGACCTGGCCGCCCATCACATTCGCTGGTTCGATAGCCTCGTTAAGTCGGGCAAGCGCGCGGCGGTCACCCGGGATGGCTATCAGACCATCCTCGACCGACACGTCAATGCGGACGCCGCCTTCGCGCGACGCAAGCTGTCAGACCTTCGCGCGCCAGACTGCCAGAACTTTCTCGACGGCCTGTTCGAGCGCACCGGTTCCAGCGACCTCGCCGGGCGCGCGCGCCGTTGCCTTGTGACGTGGTGCCGCTTCGGCATGCGCAAGGGATGGCTGCACACCAACCCCGCGCAACCCTGTGCCGTAGAGCGGGAAGTATCGGCCAGGGACGGGTCGCCATCATTTTTGTTGCCCTCACATGAGCAGCTGAAGGCGTTGATTGCCGCCGCGGGCGACGGCACCGAGCCGATCCGCGACACTGCCATCGTGCGGCTGCTGATGTTCGGCGGGCTACGCATATCCGAACTGCTGGGCCTCGCCGACGACGCTGTTGAGCTACGGCCGTCAGCCGCGACCATCCGTGTGCGCGAGCGTCTGGACCGCCACTACCGCACACTTGACCGGCCGAAGTCGGCGAAATCGCGTCGTGATGTTCCTATCGGAACAGCGGCCGCCCTGGCCGTCAGGTCGTGGCGACTAGCGCGCGGCCCAAGCCGAGCCTTTACCCACACGAACGGATCGTATCAGACGCATCGCGTGCCGGGACGGCTGTTCCCCGATCCCGCGAGCGGGACGGGCGTGTGGTGTTACAACGACTTCATCAATCAGTGCTGGATCCCGCTGATGCGCCGCGCCGGGCTGGTCGAGATGCTGCCGGACAGCAAGGGCAAGAAACGTCCAGTCACGGCCTTCAGCCCGCACGCCCTGCGCCATGTTGCCGTATCGCTCTGGCTCTCGCAGGTTCCGCAGCCCAGCGCCAAGAAGGTGCAGACCATGGTCGGTCACGCTAGCCTTCAGATGACCATGGACCTCTACGGGCATCTCTGGAAAGACCAGGGGCAGGACGACGCCATCGCGGCCGCCAGCGAACGCCTCATCGGATAG